ACTCCCAACGTTATTAAAAATCATAGATCGGATTATGAGATCAAATCAAATGAAGTGGTTTATTTTATTTCTACTATCGATAATTACAACGTTCATACTGATCCATATATTGACATTGATACTAATCTAACAACCTTTATAAAGGTTTTAGAATCACATAGAAAGGAGAATATCCCAGACCTAACTTTTAACTTTATTAGTTCATGGTTTGTTTATGGTTCAGTGGATCTTCCAGCAAAAGAAGATGCACATTGTGATCCAAAAGGATTCTATAGCATTACTAAACGGGCTGCTGAACAACTTCTTATTTCTTATTGTGAAACCTTTGGAATCAAATATCGTATATTAAGATTGCCTAATGTTATTGGACCACAAGATCATAAGGTATCTAAGAAGAAGAATGCTCTTCAATATATGATCAATGAAATCAAAAATAACAGACCAATTCAACTATATGATGGTGGTAGATGTTACAGAGATTACATGTATGTTGATGATGTAGTTGGTGCTATCAATACTGTCATTAAAAGTGGTGGTATAAATGAAATCTATAATATTGGAAGAGGAATTCCAGTATGGTTGGATGAAGTTATTGAATCTGTAGTACAAAGAACTAGTTCAACTTCTGTTATTGAAAACATTCCACCTGCTGAATTCCACACTAAAGTACAAGCAACCAATATGGTTTTGGACGTTAATAAGTTACATAAACTTGGATTTAATCCAAAATATACTATGAGTGACATGCTGGATATACTTTGCAAATAGTATAAATAGTTCTATGAACAACCATAGTGCGTTGTGATCACATAAGGAACTAAATGAAATCTTTCTCATATTTTCTAAAAGAAGACGTTGAAGAAGCAAAACTGAAGCACATTCACCATGCAGAGGATAGACCTCTTCTACATGGTAGTGCTGGTTTTGAACATGCTCAGAATGCGTTAAATCAAGCACACAGTCATATTAAGAGTGGTGGCCACAGTTCAGCACTTACTATGAAGTATGATGGTTCTCCATCTATTGTTTTTGGTCATCATCCAGAAACTGGTAAGTTCTTTGTTGCTTCTAAATCTGCTTTTAATAAGAACCCTAAGATAAACTATACACACGAAGATATTCTTAAAAATCATGGACATGCACCAGGATTAGTTGAGAAACTTCATTCAGCACTGAACCATCTTCCTAAAGTTTCACCAAAACAAGGTGTATATCAAGGAGATATGATGTTCTCCGGTGATGATAAGAAAGAAACTAAACGTGGTGTATCATTTACTCCTAATACTATCACTTATACTGCCAGAGGCGATAAGGCAGATAAGATAAGAAAGGCAAAGATGGGTGTTGTGGTTCATACACAATATCAAGGAAAGGATTTGAACTCTATGAGAGCAGATCCACATCCTGATGTACATAACTTTGGACAACATCCAGATGTATGGCATCAATCTGCTGAGTATGATACTAAGAATGTACATTACAGTCCAGAAGATCAGAGTGAGTTTCAATCTCATATGGATCAAGCAAAGAAGATTCATGATCAAAATAAAGACATGTATAATGCCACATCTCCACACCAAGGAGATGCTAATCATTTAGCAACCTATATAAATCAGACAGTAAGAACAGGTGAAACACCTTCTGCTAAAGGTCTACAACAACACATTGTTGATAAGTATGCTAAAGCAGCAAGTAAGTTGAAAACACCTGCTACTCAGCAAAGAAGACAGAATGAAGGACAAGCACATTCTGATCATATTGAAAATAATAAACAACATTATGAAAACTTGTTGAGAATGCATCATCATTTACAACAAGCAAAGGATGTGTTAGTGAAGAATTTGAATCAACATGGTGGTGGATTAGAACATGACATAGATGGTAAGAAGACCGATCCAGAAGGATTTGTAGTTAATCATGCTGGCGAACCAACAAAGTTAGTCAACAGAGAAGAATTCAGTAAAGCCAACCTATTAAAAGTCAGGAAATGAAAAGTTTTTTAGAGTTAGTAGAAGAAACAAATAAGACCAGTAAACCTGTGGTTACGACTTTTGGTCGTATGAACCCACCTACCACTGGACACCTAAAACTTATCAATAAGGTAAGAGAGATATCTGACAGAGAGAAGATGCCACATTCAGTTGTTGTATCTCATTCTCAGAATGCCAGTAAGAACCCTCTATCACCAGAACAAAAAGTAAAACACCTAAGAAGATATTCGCCAGGTACTAACTTCAGTTCTTCTTCCAGTGATGAACCTACTATTTTACACCACGCAGCTAAGTTACATGCTAAAGGTCATGATCATTTAGTTGTTGTTGCTGGTTCAGACCGTGTAAAAGAAATGCATGACCTTTTACACAAGTATAATGGTGTAAAAGGAAGACATGGACACTTCAACTTCAAGAAAATTGAAGTTCGTTCTGCTGGACATCGTGATCCAGATGCAGAAGGTGAAGAAGGTATGTCTGGTACTAAGATGCGCCAACATGCTAAGAATAAAGATTTCTCTTCATTCCGTCAAGGTGTTCCTTCTCATGTTAAAGATGATCATGCAAGAGAATTGATGCATGATGTTCGTCATGGTATGGGATTACATGAGAACTTTACTCGTGGTATGTACAAAGCAATCTTTGTTACTGGTGGACCTGGTTCTGGAAAGGATGTTGTTATCCGTGAAGCAATCTCAGAAGCAAGAGCAACTGAACTTAATGTAGTTCAAGCATATGCATACCTTGCTGATAAGAAGAAGTTGTCTGAGAAGACACACGACTTACGTAGAGAATCAATCCGTAGTCGTTCTCCTTTGATCATCAATGGTCCTGCTGATGATAACGAACACATTTCTTATATAAAAGAAGAACTTGAAGAACTTGGATACTCAACAATGATGATCTTTGTTGATACTACTAATGAATCAAGTCAAGAACGTAACACTAAACTATATCGTATGATGGTTGAATCTGTAAGAAACGATAAATGGTTACAGGCCCAACACAACAAAGATATTTACAGTGAAGAGTTTGATACCTTCCTTCGTATTGACAACAGTGGTTCTGTTGATATGATTGAAGAAGATATCACATCAGCATATAAGATAACTAATGCATTCTTTGATGGTGATAATAAGAATAACATCTATCGTAATAAGAACATCTTTGTTGAAAGTGTAAAGTTAAAGAAACTTGGTGGAGAAACAGCAGACACTACTAGTGATGTTGTTCCTGATAACAGTCCAAGTATGAAGGGGCAAGATGATATCAAGTTCAATGCTCCAAAGAGAACTAAAACATATACTAATATGACATATAGTGAAGATTCTAAACCACACATTACTATAAATGCAAAACCTAAAGTTCCTAACTTTAATAAAGACAAGGAATCTGAAAAGGCGAAAAAGTCAAAATGGTTAAATAGTAGTGAAAGGTTCCCGAAACCATCAGGCACAAGTCCAGAATTTGATACAAGACAATCTGGTACTGCATATCCGGGTGGTATCAATATCGGAATATATCAAGAAGGTAGAAAATCATTTAAAAATTTTGTAGAATCCATTGATGAACCAGGTGGTACTGAAATGGGTGTTGGTGGTGTTCTTGGTGGTTCTTGTAACAAAGAACCTATGCAGACCCAACAAGACAATGTGAATAAACTATCTGGCGTAGAAATTAAACAACCTAAAAAAAGAAAAAAGTACGGAGAATAAAATGTTCTATAATAAGTTCAAAATGGATTCAGTTGCAGAAGAAGTAGAAAAGATCATTTCTGTTGATGAATCATATGACGATGATGAAGACGATGATGTTGCAAAGGCAGATCGTGAACTTGCTCGTATGAAAGCAAAACCAATTGAAGCAGACAAGAAAACTGATCCAGATAAGGAAATTGGTAAGTTAGCAAAGAAGACGCCAAAAGAAGTTGATGAGTCAGTTGAACAGATTGATGAATTATCTGTTGGTAAATTGGATGCTTATAGAAAAAAGGCATATAAGGAATATGATAAGCAATATGATAAAAATCCAATGAAAGCAAATTTGAATCGCCTAGGTGGCGCTGAACTTGCTGATGATAAAATAAAGAAAAAGACCGGAACATTTCATCCATCAATGTTACAAAAACTGAATCATAAGTTGAAAGGTGAAGAAGTTGAACAGATTAAGGAAGATGAAGTGTTAGATGAACGCACTCTTACTTCTGGTGAGTCCAAAGAGAAAGAACATTATGTTAAGAGCATGAAGAAGAATGTAAAAGGTTTCAAAGACCGTTATGGTGATCGTGCTAAAGAAGTAATGTATGCTACTGCTACTAAGATGGCAAAAGAAGAAGTTGATCTTCTTGAAGATGTTCTTGAATTTATGCAGACAGAAGAATATGCACAGTTAGATGAGTTATCAAAGAAAACTCTTGGTAACTATGTAAAGAAATCAACAATCTCTGCTATCAAATCTTTTGGTCTTGCAGGTAATGCTGCTCAACGTAGTAAATCTGCCGCAGACACCAAACAATTTATGAAACATACTGAAAAGTTTGGTAAAAGAAGTGCTGGTATCAAGAAAGCAAATGCCAGATTGAACAAAGAAGATTTAGACCTTCTTGAAGATGTTATTGACTTCATGCAGACAGAAGAATATGCACAGTTAGATGAGTTATCAAAAGATACCTTAAAAAGTTATGTTCAAAAGGGACAAATGGACTATCTGACAGCAAAAAAAGATAGAAGGGCAAATGTAGATAAAGCATATAGAAAAGTAAGAGATATGGTAAATCCACATCGTGTTCCTAAACACGATGCAGAAACTGAAAAACAGTTTAAAGACATGAAAAAGCATTTCCGTGATAACCCCATCAAAGAAAACTATGGTGATATGCCACATGCAGCTAAGGAACTTGTTCTTCATGCTGATAACGATCATCACTTACACTATTCAAGTCATCAACCTATCGTTAAGAACTTGAGTAAGAAGATGAAGAAAGGTACTTATCATCCAGAGAAAGCAAAGAAACTGTGGCAGTATCATGCTGATCGTGCTGCACAATCTTATGCTAAACATCATGGTGATGGTACTCCTTGGCACAAGATGTTCTCTGTTAGTGATCGTAAACACGCTGCTGCCCACTGGGAAGATATGCACCGTCATGAACTTAATGAAGCAGCTGGTCCAACCTCTGATTATTCAATGAACAGTTGTTTTGATCAATCTGCTAATCCATCAAGCAATCCTTCTACACCAATTGCTCGTGTTAAACAAGCAGCTCATTCTGCTATGAAACGCATCAAAGATAAACTTGGTGTTAAGAGTGAAGCAGTTATGGGGTCTGCTGGTGGAACTGATGAAGGTGGATCTCCGACTATTACTACAGATGATTTAACTGGTCGTACTCCAGGCAACAAACCAAATAACTTCTTGAAATACAAGTCAAAATTAAAAGGTGATATTAATACTCCATTTGGTAAAGGAACTGGAAAATATGACTAAGAAAGTTTCCAAAATAGTAAAAGATATCGTCAAACCAGAGGTAGCACCAAAAACTACCTTTGGGACTGACCCTAATGATCCTTGGTCAGCAAAGGCAAATATCAATGAAACTAACTTTTTGAATGCTTTCCTTCGCCGTAGAGGGTTAAACCCCAAGCATGTTAGTATGCAACAGAAAGTATCACATTCTAAGACAGGTGCTTTTCAACAATGGGTTCAACAACATATGCATGGTGGGAAATTGCCAACATTCAATGATCCCATGCGTGAACAAGTTGGATCTACTGGTGATGTTCACCATGTCGGTTCTTCTGTAAGCAGTCATGTTTCTTCACCAACTAGGATTAGACAGAAACAGTTGAAAAAAAGTTATAATAAACATAATATCATAACACCTGCACATGGTGGTATTCATGAGACAACAGATAAAAAAGATACTGTAACTTTTGATATTCCTCTTCTTATAAGGATGTTGGAGTTGGCAAGAGAAGATATTAAGTCCGATGCTGATTTGCATAAAGTTGTAGAGAAACTTATTAACATTCGTAAGAAAGGTGTTCTCACTATGGATGACTATGAGTTTGTATCTAAACTAAAAGAATCACTTCAATTAGAAGATACTTATCAAGATGCTTCTGCTCCTACTCAAACTGTTGGAATGGAAAATAGTCAAGAAGATGGTCCTAACAACCCTGCACTAAACACTAAAATGAAAAAGAAAAAAGTCAGTGAAACTTTCCGTAGGATCAAAGAAATATATCAGAACATAAGAATGTCTGAGGATATGTATGCTTGGGATGCAGAAGATAAAGATACCAAGCAGCCTTTGGGAAAGAAACCAAAGTTTATCAAACCTGATGATGCATCACATATTGGTGAGAACAAACCCAAAGCATCTGCTATATTAACAGGTGGAAAAACTATGACAGGTCAAGACAGAGATGATGTTGAAATTGATCCTTCAATGAGAGCACGTCCCGGTCAACCACAAGGTAATGAACCAGTGCCAAAAACCAAAAAGAAATAATAGATAAATAGATAAGATACAATATAACCAATTCAAGGAGAATTAAAATGCCACTATGGGGAAACGATGACGGATTTAGTGATATCCCTAAATTTCCGTATGAAAGACAAGTAAGATCAAATACTTACCCACCAATTTTTTTAACTGTTGCCACTACAGCAAACGGAATTCCCGGTTCTAGTGCTACTAATAAAGTCACTTTTGTTGGTGCTAATTCTGCAATAAATGCTGGTGTTGCAAATGGCATGTTTGTGTATGACACCAGCTATTATAATACTATTTCATATTTTACTGATAATACAGGATTACCAGGATACAGTTCATATGATTTCTTTGCTTCTAATAATACTGTAATTAATGTTCAAGGTAATGTTGTTACCCTATCAGCAAATGTTATGGCAAATGTATTAGCAGGAAATGTAATAGCATTTGCTCCAGCAATTAATTGGAATACTGCTCTTGCTAACACATATAACCAAGATACTATTTTGATTACGGCAACAAGAGCACAAAATGTTACTGTTGCAACTGGTGCTGTTGCAAATATTGGAAATATAAATCAAGGTTGGAATCGTGTTGTAAAGAAAGTGAATGGTGATGGAACAATTCGTTATTTGAAAGAAACATTGGTTTGTTTAGCTAATGCTTCTGCTACCAACACAGCATCGGGTAATACTAGTGCTGGACGCATAGTTCCTGGACTTTAATGAGAAGGGGGTGGTTTTCCCCCTCTTTTATTATGTTTAATAACTTAACTGAAGATAACTTTCTGATATATGCAATGAAGTGTTATACATCACCCCATTGCATTACTTCAGAATTTGAAAGTGATTTAAAACGAATAAAATATCTGAAAAGATTATTTCGTAGATATAAATCAACTAAAGTCCTAAAAGAAAGATTAATACTTAATCATATTATCTTATTGAATAATGTTTTTGGTGCTATACCAACAGCAAGAATATTGTTTTATAAGATAGATGAAAGGGATTATGATGTGTTAAAAACTTTCTTAGAATATTTAAATTTATTACCAGATACCATAGAAAGTATTAACGGTTGTGATTTAGTCACAAGGAATATACCGATAGATAATAAAATAATAAAAATACTGGAACAAATATGAAAGGTTTTAAACAGTTTGTAAATGAAATGAAGAACCCTTGTTGGAAAGGTTATACTGCCGTTGGTATGAAAAAGAAAGGTGGTAAGACCGTTCCCAACTGTGTACCAGAAGAAACTCAAATAGATGAGAAATCTGCTGCATGGCAACGTAAGGAAGGAAAGAACCCAGAGGGTGGTCTCAATAAGAAGGGTATTGCATCCTATCGTAGAGAAAATCCAGGTTCTAAACTGAGTATGGCAGTAACAACTAAACCATCAAAGTTAGATCCAGATAGTAAGCCAGCAAAACGTAGAAAATCATTTTGTGCAAGAATGGGTGGTATGCCTGGTCCTATGAAGGATGAAAAGGGAAGACCAACAAGAAAAGCATTATCACTAAAGAAATGGAACTGCTAATGAAAAGTTTTAAACAGTTTGTTATAGAAGATGGAATGGGTGGGGGAGCAATTGCCTCTGCCGGACCAACCAATGTAGTTGGTGGTGGTGCAATTGCTGGTAGCGGGGGCAAAGGTGGTGAACCAGGTGTTCATCTTCCAAGACGTAAGAAGAATCCTATTCTTATGGGAATGGGGTCAAGAAAAGGTCCGGTTGGTTAAAAATAAAAAAGGAACTGTGATATTACTCATCAGTTCCTTATTATCATCTTGTGCATTACACGATTGTTCTGTTCGTCCAGGTATCCAAGATACCAATCAAGTTTATAGAGATCCTAATATATCAAACGTTCAGTTTACTATAATGAGAACTACAGGTATTGCTCATTGTAAGTTTTAGTTCTTCTTAGTAGAATCTATAATAACTTCTAAATCTGTAATATAACTCTTCATAATATCATCTCTTTTTAAGAGTTTCGTTTTAGTATCATCAGATAAACAATCAACCTCTTGACCAGTTATCTTTGGAAGAGGTTGCATTGTAGGTCTTGATATTGGTGTAGGAATATAAACTATCTTTTCTTTAGGTGGTGAAGAACACCCACTAATCATTAAAGAAATTATCAGGATCTTTATTACGTTTAGCATTTTTCACCTTTCTTGCTACTCTTGATGTATTCAGTGCTTTTTCAGTTTTAACTTCTTGTTCTTCAACGACTTCTTGGACTTGTTCTTCTGTTGGTTTATTATACTCACTAGTAAATACACCAATAAGACCTGCAAGAGTCATACCTGCTGTTGCAATTTCTTGTTTTTGATCTTCACTTAAAGCAAAACCAACGGCAGTAATAATCCAAACAAGACCTCTCCATGTTGAAGGTTCCTTTAGTCGTTCTATGATATAACTTACTACTGCATTCAATGTTATGCACTCTTATCTGTTTTTACTTCATTTTGCAAATATGCAACTGCTAGCTCTAGACCTAGATTAGCAAGAGATTTAGTAGTATTTAATCCGATGATTTCAAATTCATCTAAAACACCAGCACGTTTCTCTGCACTAGATATCTCTTTATCTGCCCAACGATTTACTACACCCAAAATACGTGTAAATGTATCAGAACCTAATAATAATGACGCTAATAAACTAATCGCTTGTTGTACTACAATATTCATTTCTTTATCCTATAAAAATTTTTAAAACATCAACAATTTGTATTTATAAATACAAATTTTTAAAACATCAACAATTTGTATTTATAAATAACTATATATCTTATTCCCGCAGCGAAGGAATCACATCTGATGCAAGATCAAGTTACAAATTTAAAAGTTGATGTTGGTATTTTAAAAACACAAGTATCAACAATCTGTCAACTATGCGAAAAAATGGATTTAGTCATAGACAAAATTGTGAATAATCAGGACAGGTATATTTCACAAATATATAACGACATGGAAAAAAGACAAAACGAAAAAAACGAAGAACTTAAAGAAGTTCACAAAAGAATAGATACTGTTATTGACAAAGTTCAATTGACAGAGCATCGTATTATGGATGAAATCAAGGAACTTCGTGCTGAAATGTCACAAAAGTTCAAACAAGAGCAGGATGCTGTTGAAAAACTTAGTAATTGGAGATGGATGATTGCTGGTGGAATAATTGTCATTGCATGGTTGATTTCTCACCTGGATTATGATACAATAGAGAAAATTTTGAAGTAAACCTCTCTATTCGTTATGGAGTCATATGAGTGTATACATTGACAGAAAGTTCCTTCTGCAACTTTCTCCTAAACTTACTGCATTTACACAGAAAAAACCAGACCTATACAACTTTAGGTGTCCTATCTGTGGTGACAGTCAAAAAAATAAAACCAAATGTCGCGGATACATTTTCCGTAGGGGTGATGATTATTTCTATCGTTGCCATAACTGTGGTATATCTACAAACTTCTATAATTTCATAGAAAAAGTTGAACCCACTCTTCTTCAACACTATACTCTAGAAAGATATAAGGATAATCATCCTGATCGTGTTGAACCAACATTTGATGAAGTTAAAGAAAAACCAAAGTTCAAGAAAAGGCTGAAACTAAAGACCATTTCCGAACTTCCAGATGGTCATTTCGCAAAGCAGTACTGTATCAACCGTCAAATACCAGAAGAAACGCTCCACAACCTCTTCTATGCCCCAGATTTTAAAAAGTTTGTGGAAGACCTCGGTGTAGATAAACAGAATCTTGTAGAGGATGACAAGAGGTTGGTGATACCTTTCTATGATAAGGATAAGAACCTAGTAGCTCTTCAAGGAAGAGCATTGGGTGAGTCAAAGATGAGATATATAACCGTGAAAATGGTTGATGAGAGTAGGAAGTTCTTTGGTCTTGATAAAGTCAACGAAGAAGAAATGATTTATGTTGTAGAAGGACCGATTGATTCTCTTTTCTTAGAAAATGCCATTGCAACTGCTGACTCTAACCTATTCGCTGCTTCTGATCTATATGATAAGACCAAGATAACACTGGTCTTTGATAATGAACCTAGAAACAAGGAGATAGTGAAACTTCTTGACAAAGCAATAGAAAACCATTATAATGTTGTGATATGGCCAGAAATGATTGAAGAGAAAGATATTAATGATATGGTAAAGGACGGTGGGTTCACTGTCAGTGAAATACAAGATATAGTAGAAAAGAATACATTCGTTAACTTGAGGGCAAAGATGGAATTTATTAATTGGAAAAAGGTGTGAAATGAAAGTAAAATTAGAAACGTGGACACAATCCGTTGACGGTAAAAATCTTTTAGAACAGATTGCATATGTTGCTAGAGTATCTAACCCATCAAATCAAACAAATAACGAAACTGCCGAAAGATTAGTAAACTATCTAATGGTACATAAGCATTGGTCTCCATTAGAAATGGTTGATGTAACCCTTGAAATTGAAACCACAAGAGATATTGCAAGACAGATCCTAAGACACCGTTCCTTTGTATTTCAAGAGTTTAGCCAGAGATATGCTGACCCAACTAAAGATCTTGGGTTTGTACATAAAGAAGCACGATTACAAGATGCTAAGAATCGTCAGAATAGTATTGATGTTGAAGATCAACAATTACAACTAGAATGGGAACAATATCAAAGTACAGTTCTAAACTACTCTAGAAATGCTTATAAATGGGCAATTGATAACGGTATTGCAAAAGAAGTTGCAAGAGTAGTTCTGCCGGAAGGTCTAACCACATCTAGAATGTATATGAAGGGATCAATTCGGTCTTGGATGCACTATATACAAATAAGGAGTGGTGTAGAAACCCAAAAAGAGCATCGTGAAGTGGCAATAGCATGTGCCGAAGCAATTGAACCAATTTTCCCAATGATTAGGAGTTTTATCAATGGATAGTTTTGATGATGTAAAAATTTTTATGGAAGCGTGTGATCAAACTGAAACTGGTCTCGGTAAACAGTCAGAACTCTATATGGAGTTAATCACAGAAGAGTTTAAAGAACTAGTTGATGCATATTTGGTTAAGGATATGGTTGAGATTGCTGATGCTTGTGCAGACCTCAAATGGGTTATTGAAGGTTTAGAACACACTCTAAATATTCCACAACAAGAAGTTTGGGATGAGGTTGCTAGAAGTAATCTACAGAAAATTAGTCCAGATGGA